TCCATCACCGCTTAGTGTAATTGCCATTAGACTGTTGCTCCTTTAAGTTCATCAAGGGTAGTCATACTATCCACTTGATTGGTTATATCTCGTAGCCTCTGCTTCTCTGTAACGATTGCTGAAGTATCTTCACCTGCTTCCTGTGCTCTCATAAACAAGACATCTTGCTCTTCCAAAAGACCTTTCCTCTCTACTCTAAGTCTGTCCTTGGTTAAGGCTTGAGCCTTAGTAAAATTAACCTGCATTGGCATCGTAATACTCCTGTGTAATCTTGTTATATTTAAGTTGGTCATCAAGGCTTAAATCCTCTGAAGTCTTTTCACCAGCACCAGCTACATATTCCCAAGCGTTTCTAAAATCTCTATCAGACAAATCCTCATCTGTAATCTCATACTTAGTTCCTGTAGGCAAGTCTTTATTGGCTATATGAATTAGCTTCTCTTCTTCTGTACCTATCATTGAAGCCAATTTTTTAGGTGCAGCTACCATTACTGAACAAACCCCATTACTACCTTCATATATTATTTTCATATCTTAATCTCCAAAAACTATTCCACATTCTCGTTGTCCATCTTTCCTCGAAGTAGAACCCCAAGCATTAGTTCCTGCTGGTCCTTCATAGTGATAAAATTCACTATAGGCAACATTCTGAGTTCTTTGTGATGTATGTGGCAGTTCGTTATACCAAGTATTCTGCCAACTAAGTCCAAGTGCATAATTAGCACTTCCCAAATCAACATCCCAATTAACTCTGTATTCACCAGCTGCTTGGTCAGTAATACTACTTACATTGTGACTATCGTTATGACTATTATTAACTTGGTTGTAGTTATACCAAGCCTTCGCAGTAAATTGCGACAAGCCTCTGCCATTATCATCAAGTTCTAATATAGTATCAATTCCACTAAAATCTCCTGTCTGAACTTGAAATCGCATTTTAGAACCATTTGTATTGTCTTTTTTATAACAAGTTATATTTCCAATATTAGTGTCTGTTGTACCACTTCCACCTGTTCCAGCGTGAAATGCTATTGTTGAACCAAAATCTCCATTACCAGTATTAGGGTTATTAAGAATTAATTTTGCACCAGTAATATCAGCTGTTGATTTTGTAATATGTAATGGTGAAGCAGGAGAATCTGTTCCAATACCTACATTACCATCTGAACCTTGTACAAATAATGCATCAGTATTATTATCAGACTCTACTCTGAAATCTGAATCTATTGAATCATCATTAATTACTACTTCTGCAGGAGAAGAACCAATAGATAATCTGCGAGTAATACTTCCACCAACTATTGTCTTAAGTTCAATTTTTCCATCTTCTGTTCCATCACTAGAATCTTGAAGAGTTGTTATAAGACTTCCATAAGTACGAACACCACCACCATCTTGTCTACCATCAAAAGTTATTTCGCCAAGAACATCACCATCAGCAGGTGAAGCAGAGTTTCTATATAAGAGTAAATTAGGTCCAACATTTGCATCAGCATCTGTAGATATTAATTGCAAATTATCGTCATTACCTGTTGTAGTAATTGAATTAGTATGAGCATTAATATGTAAAGCACCTGTCATAGTGCCACCAGCTAGTGGCAGCTTATCATCATCGTCTGTAGTTATAGCTAGTGTGCCTGTGGCATCTGGAAGTGTAATCGTTCTATCCGTTGAAGTATTAGGAGCGGTAACGGTCAGTATGCCTGTGCCAGATGCGTGTCCTGTAATTTTTACTTTAGCCATCTATATCTCCTATACTATTGTCCAAGTCGAGCCTGTCGGCACAGTAACCGATACTCCACTATTGATTGTTACTGGTGCAACACTAACACCATTGTAATTCGTAGTCATTGTGTAGTTTGTACTGACTGTATGTGCCATCTCCCACATTGGGGAAGTGGTTGTATTGCCTGTAGCAATCTCTGCCCAACTTGCAGCAGTTCCGTTTGTTGTTAGAAATTCACCAGAGTTGCCAGATTGAGAAGGTAGTGCATCTACCTCTGCCCAAGTTAGTCCACCTGTGTTTCCAGATTGAGCTGAAAGGAAATATCCATTGGTAGGACTGTTTGATACTTTAAGATTAGCCTCATCTACTATATTATCTGCAATAACTGTAGCACCATCAGCAGTAGAAGTTACCTCTCCAGAGTGATTTGGGTGTACATAAGCATTAGAACCATCTGCTACATTAATCATAGTACGCAAATTAGCAGGGGTAATCTCTTCTACAACTCCTGCACCAGATGAATCTCTACCTAATATTCTATCTGTTGCTGAAACATTCTGTATCTTAGCATAAGTAACTTGGTCATCACCAATATGTGCTGTATCTATAGAAGCAGCAGCATAATGCTCTGAATCAATAGCATCATCAGCTATTTTTGCACCTGTTACTGCATCTGCTCCTAATGCTGTAGTATCTACTGAACCTGCTGCATAATGCTCTGCATCAATACTATCAGCAGCTATGTGTTCACTATCAATAGCATCGTCTGCAATCTTAGCACCTGTAACTGCATCAGCATTTATCTTAGCTGTTGTAACTGCATTATCTGCTATCTCTGCTGCAACTACAGTACCATCTGCAATCTTGGCTGCTGTAATTGCTCCATCTGCTAAATGAGCAGTATCAATACTTCCATCTACATAATGGTCGCTATCTATTGAATTGTCGTGGAGTAGATTAGCAATGGTAACTTTCTTGGAAGTACCACCATCATTAATGAGTAGTTCCTCTGCTCCATCTGTTGTGGTTAATGCTGATAATGCTGATACTTTGGTTGTTGCCATTGGTTACTCCGTAATAATATAGTTAGGTGTTGCAGCTGTAGAGGTTTCCAGAATGATGTAATAACCACCTTGTTCTATCTCTATTTCATAGGCAGCAGTTTCAGTAGGGTCGAAATCTCTCTGCCATTGCCTTCTATTGGCTAACATTGCCAGAGCCTTTGCCTTTCTCCAGAATAACTTAGCCATTATCTGAACAAGAGCCTTCTCTTGCCGATAGCCTGTCTGTCGGATAAGGATTTAACCTCATCTCTTATCTTTTTTAAGAGTGGCGAATACTTTGTGATAACTGGATCATCTTTTTTCTTAGAGATCGTGCCATTAGGCGTACCCTCATACGAGCCACCTTTAACTCCACTTCGAGAATCATTAGGAGTTTTTGTATTCTTGCTTTCAAATTCATAAGTTGTTGCCTCTATCTTCCTTTTTTCGTTGTTTGATTTAAGTCCATTGCCATTATAGGTTGGTGCTTTGCCATCTGATTCGACTTCTTCAAGTTCTTCACCAGAATCCATAAGAGAATCAAGCATTTCCATAATAGAGTCCAGTTCACTTACTGGCTCTGGATCGTCAGCGAATTTAAGTTTATTCTCTTCCATGAATTCTTCTATTGAAGGACTATCCTCATTATCGCTATAGTATTGAGCATAGGTTTCTCTAAGCATCATTGACCAGATTTCTATAATCTTGGCTTTGAAGCGATCTATCTCCAAGAGGCTTGTTGTATTTGATTCGGTTGTGTCTTTAAATATGTCCACTAAATTTATTCCTATAGTTACCTTTCTTGTCTGTTTCACTCAAGCGTTTCTTCTCACGCATATTCCATTGCGTATCTATGTTTCCAAAATGAGGGCGAGATTTATTGACTGACATAATTACACTACCTTTTTCACCACACTCTGGACATTCTTTCTTGCGATTTCTGTCTGACATAGAACACATCTCTTCAAAGATATGACCATGATTACATTGATAGTCGTAAAAAGGCATAGTTATCTATCCAATGCTTGTTCAAATTCTTTTAATTCTTCTCTAAAAATTGTACCAAATGGCATTTTATTTCTATCCCAACCTCTCATTGTATGAATGTTGGCATCTTTTCCACCTAATAAATATCCACCTACTACTTGGTCAAATCTACTTTCATTCCACCAATCTTCTTTAGTTCGTAGCTCACCTTCTAAATGTGGATTTTTTGCACCAGCAACATAATTATAAGAATCATCTCTCCAACGCATAACCTCTGGGTCATTTTCTGCTGCTTCTTTTAATCTGTTATACCAATATGGGGATGTCTTATATAAATTATGTAAGGCTTCTCCAAAAAACATATCTCCTACAAAATCACCTGTACTTCCACCTTCTCTTAATTTTTGTTCATTAATATAAACTGTATCACCTATTACTTCACCAAAATAAGGGTGTGTTTTATTAAATTCTGCTTCTTGTTGAGGATTTGCCCTTGTAACACCACTTAAAATTAGTTCTCTTAAAGTGGGGTGAGGATTACCTCCTTTTAACATTCCTTTTGGCATCTTATCACCCAATAATTAGTTCAGAATAACCCCCTCGTTAGAAGGGGTTACGATTAACTAACTACTGATTAGCTACCTGGTACGACAAACGCAACACCAGCATCATTACGAAGTTCTGCAACTCCATAAATAGTATCTGAAGTGAATAGATCACCAAGATACTCTTGCTTGTACTGTGTCTGAGAACGAACACCTAGTTGCTC